AATTTGGGTTGAACAACAAAGGCCAATGGGCAAATATAGTGAATAACAAAATACCACCTGAAAACTTTCAGCAGTTTTTAAATAATCAACACGATATCAGCTTCCCAGGGGCTACCACAACACAAGGACCTTCTGTCAACGCATTGCCAGCCAATGCAGTAAATAGAACAAAGCCACCAACTGCAACGCCGCCTGCAGCACCACCAACTGCAACGCCGCCTGCAGCACCACCAACTGCTGCCGAACGTAGACAACAACGACAACAAGCAGCAACACAGGCCGCCAGGGCCAGTATGCAACCAGTGCCAGCAAAACCACAGGTGTTAAGACAAAATCCTGAACGTGCAAAAATGCAACAACAGTTAGCAGCTCGTCAGGCAGCAAACGCACAACAAGCACAACAAGCAGAACGAGAAGCAGACTGGAATAGACATGCGTCAGGTTCCAACGAAGAATAAACACAATGTATCTACTATTTGAAGGCGGTAATGCCATTCCAACAAGTCAGCCAGTGGAGCAACAAGACGTCTCTCAGGTTATTGCCATTGCTCGGCGTGAAATGCCACAGACATTGTTATCAAATTTACAAGCAGATATTGGCAGTGCTGGATTTAAACAAGTACCCAGCGGTGACATTGATCTCATGGTAGAAGCTGAAGATGTGGTTGCATTGTACCAAACACAAGATGCCAAAGACCCAGTGCTGGCAGCCAAACGAGCATTGGCAACATATTTTACTGCCAAAGGAATAGAAGCAAACGTTAATGGTCGTAATGTCAGTATTGGCGTAAAGTACAAGCCTGTGTCAGGCAGTCAGGGATATGCACAAGTTGACCTAATGGTCATCAAAGATGTATCTATTGTTGCACCTTATCATCAACATGGGCCACGTGGTATGTATGCAGATGCTGGGTTCAAAGGACAACAAAACTTTGTGTTGATGGCCAGCATAGCAAAACATCTAGGTTTGAAGTTTGACCCGTTTGGTGCATTTTTAGTACGTAGAGATAACAATGAAGTTGTTGCACGTAAACGTGCAGATGTTGCTAAGATTTTATTAGGACCAACTGCCAAAGAAAGTAGCCTAGACAGCATCAAGTCAATGATGTCGGCTTTAAAAACTGACCCAGACCGTGAAGGTAAACTTGCACAGGCTCGTCAGGATCAAGCCAAAGGCTTACTAACATTGCCCGAAGACTCTGCACCAGGTACTGCTAAATGGTTTAGACAATGGACTGATCAACTATGAAAATATTTGAAATACTAAGGGAAGGTGGATGGGATACTACTCTAACACAAAATACAGTATTAAACCCACAAATAGTTGCACCTGCATTGCAAGTTGTTGATCGTTTTGTAAAAGATTTTAATGCATGGCTAGCACCACAAGGATTGGGTCCAGTGCGCCGCGGCCGACCCACTGGATCAAGTGCATATCACCTGCAGGATACTGAACAAGATCCAGACAAAATCTACGGTGATATCGATTTGCAAATGATTGGCCCAGAATCACAAGGCGTAAGCTATGGACAATTCACTGGCCATTGGAACAAATTAGCCGATGACTTTGTCAAGGCTGGGCACGCACCATATGTAGATACTGGCGAAAGCAAAGCTGGGCATCCCATATTTCAAATTGGCAATCACGATTATGTACAGATAGATTTCATGTGGCATCCTGAGCGTTTAGAACAGTGGGGTGCAGCCCGTGTTACCCCTGAACGTGGAGTCAAAGGCCTACTGACTGGTAATATGTACAGTGTACTGGGCGAATTGTTAGATCTCAGTATACAACATGCTGGTGTACAATTAAAAGTTCAAGATGGACACCACGTTCCGTTTAGTAAACAAAAAGACACACAAGTAGTAACAGTAACAACCGATCCCGAAACATTCATTTATGATATTTTTAACTACCAAGCTAAACAATTGGGCATTGATGATCCTGTTGTAAATTCAATGTTGCAACAATTCCCAGGCAATGATATAGCCGATGTTCGAATCAGCAAACTGGTCAATGGCATCAAAGGCTTTGCATACAGCTGTGAGGCAAATGACATGTTTGGGCAAGGCGATCTTGCTAATTTTTCAAATGCCACAGATTTCATTGATAAATTCTGGCAACGTTACAAAGCCAAGGCCATGATGGACGTCAATGGCAAAAAACGTGACAAAGCACAAACACCTGCTGCCATTGCTCGTGCCAACAGTGATAGAGAAAAGATACTGCAGGGTTTAGCAACAGTTAAGGAATATTTTCAATGATGTTGAGTTTTATACAGACTTTGACAGAAGCTGCAGACGCTAGTCCGCGTATTCCGCATCCTGAGGATGCTATTTTTGATGGACTTGCAGATGCTCAACGATATGTAACTGCATTAAAAGAAGTCATCAAAAATCCCGGCAGTGTGAGTATCAAATGGGACGGTGGTATTGCATTGATCTTTGGGTATACCCCTGCTGGTGAATTTTATATCAACGACAAATACATGCCCGAAGGATACTTTGCTCGAAGTCCCCAAGATTGGGAAACCTACGACACCACAATGAAAAAGTCTCGTACTGCAAGGCCTGAATTGTATCCCAAGATTGCCACTATTTGGGAAGGGCTAAAAGCTGATGTTGTTGGCACAGGCACTTACAAAGGTGACCTAATGAGTGTGGGAAAAACACCAGTGGTCAACGGTATGTACGAATTTACTCCCACAACTGTAAAATATCGTGTACCGCCTAAGAGTCCTATAGGTGTACTCATTGCTGATAAAGTTGGAATAGTTGTGGTACATCAGGCCAACGGAGCACCTTGGGACGGAAAAACTGGATTGGCCAACAACGGCAATGTTGCAGTATTAAATCCCACTGCAGGAATATCTTTTACCTTAGATGACCCGGTGCAGTTGTCTGGTGCTGCAACTCGTGCAGTCACCGGACCAGCAGGCGCAGCTGCAGAACAGTTTTTGACAGGGCTCGACGGTGTTGCTCGCGCAGCAATTAAAAAATATTTTAATCACAAAATCACCGGTCAAACTACCGAAGAACTGATACCTTGGCTGGAGCATGGTAATATAAGTGCCAAACAATTCAAATTATTGGCCGGAGACGACAATGCATATCTATATGCAAATTCACAAGGTTATGAATCACTGAGAGCAGTTTGGAATGCAATATACTCATTTAAAGTTAACCTAGCCAACCAACTTGAAGCACAGGTCAAAGGATTTGAACAATGGACTGGCGGACAAAAGTCTGGCGAAGGATTTGTAGTCAATACTAATCTAGGTTTAATCAAACTTGTAAATCGCGGAGTATTTGGCAGTGCTCACTTCAACAAATAGTCTCAATTGACTATTTTTTTAAACAAAAGATAAATATTTACAAGCGCGAAAGCGTTATATTTTTTTAAAGGAAAAACAAAATGGCAATCCAAACACGTTATGCAGGTGATGCACAAGGTATCAACAATTTTGATAAAACAACAGACGGTACACTAGGTACTATTATCTCAACAGGTTTAACAAAAGCTCCAATCGCATTGAAAATTTCAGGCGTGGGCACTTTTACAGCTGCTGAGTCTGGTACAGGTGGCGCAGTAGAAACAATTCTACGCACTATCGGCATTGACAGCACAATTACTATGTATCAAGTTGATACCACACAGATCAGCGTTTTGCTCGAAGCAACTGGTTCTAGTGCATCAACTATTCAAAGTCGTATTGCAGCCTTGGGCGGTAATATCGGTATTGCTGGCAACATTTATGCTGGCGTAGGTCAAGTTGCAGTTTCTAGTGCAAACGGCTTTAAACTAGCTTAATAGTTTTTAAAACTAAGTTAAAAGGCACATTCATTGTGCCTTTTTTCTTGGCCGCTAAATACTGTTACTATGTATTTTTTTCAAGGCTTTAGTTTAGTTGATATAACCCCCACTGGTGTAATACGTAGCAACGACCAAGATAGCATTGAACGTAATCAACAACGTAACTGGGAAACAGTACTACAATGCATTGGACTACGTACCCAACCACAACACATTCAACCACCTCAACTGCTGGAGAATCAAACATCCAATTGGTACAAATTTGGTGAATTTTATACTAAAAAACAACACGTATGGACCTGGCGATGGGCAGTCGAATCCCAAGGTATATACGATTTACCCAGTGAATCACTGGGCGGACTACTTCGAGACTTTGAACAAGTTCCTGTTGTCACCGGATTAGCAGAAACAGCACGTTTTATGTTGCCAATATTTTATCCTTACGGTGCAATCAAAAACATATACTTTACTCCGCTAGAACCTAGCTAAATACTATTTGATGCTCCGGCACCACTTAGGCTCATTCTTTACGGCACACTCTTTAGGCTCACTCAAACAGCATCGTTTACACGGGAATTTATGAAGAAAATGGCTAGTACCGATATTGAAAAGAAAAGTCTGGAGGCGCACGTAGAGCTGTGTGCTGAAAGGTATAATAACTTGGACTCAAAACTTTGCAGTCTTGAAGAAAGAATGGACAAGGTTGAAGATCATTTGGTTGATATTAAAAATACCTTGGCCGCAGCTGATAGCGGACAGTACAAGACATTAGTGGCCATTGGTACTACCATAATTGGTGTGTTGATCACTGGATTAATTACCTTGGGCGTGCATATCGCAACCAAATGAAAATTGTCGAACTACTCAACAGC